GATGTTGTCAGCAGCCAGCACCCGGACCAAAGTCCCCATCACGTCTTTATAGATGCCCATCGATCAATCCCCCGTCCAATTCGTGCCGCCGGCGCCGCGGCGGTTGTTCTGTTCGTACTGTTCGTGCGCCCCGCCTTGGGCATGGCGTGCACGGTTCAATTCGGCGGCCATGTTCCGCAGCTTCATGTTCAGCTGCGGCACCAAGTCCTCGAGCGGCAACGCATCGCCGGTCGCCTGGCATACCCAGCCCGAGGCATGGCAACTCGTGCAGTCGAGCTGGTGAAACACACCCCTGATAGCGCCAGTGCCGCGGCAGGCGCCGCACACCATCAGCGGCTTGAGTTCCTTGCGAAAGGCAGGGCCATGGCTCTTTTTCATGCCTCACCTACTAGCCAGTCAGCAGCGCGATCGATGTTGAACGGCACCTTGTCGCTGTCGATCTCGAAACGGTGGCCGCCATCCATGAGCACAGTGAGGCGAGTGAACCCGTCGAACTGCTGCTTCATCACCATGAAAACTTTGGAACGATCGAACTCCCGGCGAGGCTCGGCTGCTGGTTTCTTGATGCCTGGCGCCTGAAATGCGTAGGCCAAAGCCATGGCGCCGTCGGACGAAATACTCATTTTAAAACCTCGCCTTTTACGGATTCTGGATAACGCTAGAGGCCGCGTCTTTACTGGCCTGCGCAGGGATATGCGAATTTCCGCTTCTGTCGTCTTTCCACCCATGAATCAGGGCAAAGCCGCATTCGTCCAATCGCTGATGCCACTTCTCCAACGCTTCACGCTTGAGCTGTTCGGCATGCGTGTGGATGTAGGTCTGCACGTTGCGAGTGAGCGTGTGGTTCACCAGCATCTCGCCGATGAGGTAGTCGACGCCCAGGTCAGTCCAAGCCGTGCGCGCCAGCTTGCGAAGGTCGTGGCTCGTCCACTCGCCCTGCCCTAGTCTGGTAAACACGGCGCAGGCTTGGCCCTCGGTCATCGGGCGGCCACCCTTGCTCGGGAACAGGTAGGTGCCCTGATAGCCTCTCGATGTCTGCCACTCGCGGTAGCGCTTCAACAGGCCCACCACCTGGCCGGTCAGCGGCAGACTGTGCTCGCACCGGGTCTTCGTGTTCTCGGCGGGCAGAAACCACTCACCACCATCAGCGATCGTGATGTGCGACCAGCGGGCCTGCCTGGTCTCGCCAACACGCGTGCCATGGCAGAGCATCATCAGCGCCAGCATGTTGTCGGCCGGTTCATGATCGAAGCCGTCGGCGAACGATTCGACCAGCGCCTCGATTTGCACGCCGCGCAGCCTGGATGTCTTCGGCTTGATTTTCGCCTTGGTGAAGTCGGTGAACCTGAATCCAGCAATGGGGTTGGTGGCGATCAGCTTGAGCTTCTCCGCCTGCTTGAACGCTACCACCAGCACGCCCCACATGAGACGCACGTAGGACAGAGACAGCTCCTCCTGCATGGGCCACATTGCCTCTCGGTCGATGGTTGCGCGCGAAACGTCGGCGATCTGCATATCAGCGAGCCGAGGCTTGAGGTGGCAGTGGATCGCAGACTTGGCCGACGTCCGGCGTTTATCCGAAAGGCTACGGTCGCGGGATTGCCGTTCTGAGTACCAGTCGAGCAGCTCACCGACCGTTTGCAGCGTGCCGGCGGCAGCGGAGGCAGCAGGATCGGCGGCCAGTCGCGCATGGATCTGAGGCATGACGCCCGCCAGCGCCTTAAAGCTCAAGGCCGGGTATCCGCCGACCTTGTTCCATTTCTTCTTGGTCACCAGATACCAGGTGGCGCGGTCGCGGTTCAGACTGAAGCGGAGGTACAGCCCTGGGTGGCGAGGGTCGCGAAGGGATTCGAATTCGCCGGTCGCGGCTTGCCGGCGGATCTCGGCGTCAGAGAATGAAACGATACCTGTCTTGCTCATGCGGCCACCACGGTTTTTGGCAGTAGGAGGTATGCCCGGATCTGTTCCATGGCGTCGAAGTGGCCTCGGCATACGATGGCCAGGTAGCCCTGCTCGTTGAGCTGGCGAATCCATGCGTGCTGGCTGGCCGATACGGCAGCGTCATTCGGCGCCGTGGCCTTGAATTCCAGGTACAGGCCGAAGTAGCCGCCGCGGGCCATTGGCAGCACCAGATCAGGCACGCCCGCTTTCACGCCCTGCTCTTTCAGCTTGATCGCCACCAGCTTGTGCCGTTGGCCGCCGTTAGGGACGTGGTAGATCAGGGCCTCGATGGCTGGCAGGCGCAGCTTCAGCTCCCGTAAGAGTGCGGCCTGTTCCAGACCTTCACGGTCGACAGGCTTGGCACGCTTGGATTTCGGCTTGAACAGCGAAGAGCTCGAAGGATTCACGCCGCCACACTCCCTTCACTCACGAGAATGTCGATGGTCCGCACCATGCCCTCCATGTGCATGACGCGCAGATCGTCGCGGCTGAATTCCGTTTTGCATCGTGCATCCACGGCATCATGGCAAGCGGAGCAAGCCCAAGCGGCCTGCAAGTCGTGTGGCTTCAGCCCGGTGCCGCACCGTGTTCCGGTCAAGCGGAAATGCGCCAGCACTGTGGTTTCCGGGTTGCCATTGCACACGCCCGGCACGCGGATCTGGCATTCGCGCCCGCGAGCGGCCTTGGTCAGCTTGGACTGCCTCATGCACCAGTCTCCCGAGAATGATCGACAGTCACCTCAATCTCCCAATGGTGTGAAAGTGTGGCGTTATAGGTTTTGGTGGTATGCCAGCCTCTGTACCGGACGTTGTCGCTGTCCAGGCTGTAGCCATGCTTTTTCGCGAGCAGGTTGCACAGCGCCTCGTTGATTTCCGCGTCCGACACGGTTGCCTTGAAAGTGGTGGTATTTGTGCGTGTAGTGTGAGAGTTCACAGGCCACCCCCAAACTGGAATTCCGCCGGCGGCACCTGGTGCGAATATGCGCATTGCATCAGAGAGCAGGCGGAGCGAGCGACGCTGATCAGCGCAAGCAACGTCTTCATGGATAAAACTCCGAAAGGTCGACGACTTTGAAGGTGTTGGGCCATTTGGCGATGGCGTACGCCGTCGCGATGGCTTTGTCTGCGAACAGCGCTTGCGGCTGTTCGGGCTGGCTGGTCAAGTCCAGTTCGTAGGAGCCGCTGTAGACGGCGAAGCGATGGGCCTGGGGCTTCGGCAGCGCCAGCATTGGGTTTTGAGTGCTCATAAGAACTGGCCCTTTCTCGCGTAGCGGTCAGCAAGGCTGGTCACCTTCTCCGCCTTCGGCTGCTCGACCCAGCCACCAGCCAGCTGTTCAAAGCGGCTGTACTGGCCGAGGAAAGCGGTGCGGACTGTTCCGGTTTCAATATCCCGACCCTTGCCGATGATGATTTCCGCAATACCCTTGGCTTCGCTGTTTTCGTTGTAAACCTCATCCCGGTAAACGAAGAGGATGATGTCTGCGTCTTGCTCGATAGCCCCTGATTCGCGCAGGTCCGAGTTGATCGGACGCTTATTCGGGCGCTCTTCGCATTTACGGGAGAGCTGACTCAGAAGAACAACCGGCACCTGAAGCTCGCGTGCCATATTCTTCGCGCTGCGGGTCATGTAGCTGATTTCCTGCTCCCGAATGGCGCCGGTCAGGTCAGAATCCAAAAGTTGCAGATAGTCGATGGCGATCAGGTCAAGGCCATAACGGCGCTTGTGCCGGCGGGCCGCTGAGCGGATGCGATTGATCGTCATGCCAGATCGGTCGGATATGAACAGGTTTGCGCTCTTGAGCTTTCCGGCCGCAGACATCAGGTTTGCGCCGTAGTCATGAGGTGCCGTGCCGTTCTTGATCATTTGCAACGGAACGCGGCCTTCGGACGCCATGAATCGGTCCATCAGCTGGGTTTTGCTCATCTCCAGGCTGAACACCATCACGCTTTTGTTTTGCCGGATGGCAGCATCTGACACGATGTTCATGGCCAGCGTGGTTTTACCCATGGCCGGACGCCCCGCAATGATCAGGAGCTGCTCAGGCTTGAGTCCCTGCAGCTTTGCGTCCAAATCGTCGATGCCGGTCGACAGCCCATCAATGCCTTCGCCACGATCCGCACGGGCCTGAAGCACTTCGATGTAGTCGTCAAGGATATCCTCGGCCTTGATCACCTCAGCGGTCGCCGATTCGCCCTCGAGCGCCAGCGCTTCAGACTGCGCATACGCGATCTTGTCCGCAGTTGGCTGATCACCGAATGCAATATCGTTGATTCGTGCGCCCAGGCTGATCAGCGCGCGGTCGAGGCTGCGCTCACGGACCGTTTCAGCGTATGCCCGAGCATTCGCCACGCTGGGCGTGTTCCGAACGATCTCCGCGGCGTAGGCCAAGGCGCTGCCGCCTTCGTTAAAGTCGCCTACCCGGGCGCCTACAGTGATCGCATCAACAGGCTTGCTGTCCGAGTGCAGCGCCAAGATGGCTCGGAATATCTCAGCATGGTCCGCGAGGTAGAAATCTTCGGCTGAAAGATCGGCGGAGAGCACGTCGATGAGTTCAGGTCGGAGCATCATCGCGCCCAATACGCTCTGCTCGGATTCGATGCTGTAAGGATCACGCACGGTAGTTGCCCTCGACGACTTTCACGAAGTTGGATGGCAGCACCAGCCAATCGAAGTTGCAGCGAAACGGTTTGTCTTTGCCAGTGACGGCGCCCATCAAGAACGGACTTGCACGGACCAGATCGAAGAAATCAGACCAGAAGCCCATGTCCTGGTGAACAGGGCTCTGGTTCCAGCGAGCAGTGATCTTGGCAATGCGGTCTGGAGTGAGCATCACGACACGAGGGAACTCAGGAAGCTTCTCGTTGAACAAGTCGACGATCGCTTGAGGCGAGCATTTCGGTTTTGCCTGAGCTTCCGATTTCGAGCCTTCGCCAAGAGGTGACGGTTCACTTGATGGTTCTATTACGGTTCTGGGTGCGGCTGCTGCGGGGGTGGTGTGCCGCTCCTGCGGGGGTGGTGGTGCGTCTGCTGCGGGGTGCATCTCCTGCGGGGGTGCGTAAGCTGCGGGGGTCAGCGTGTACATCGTCGAACGACCCATGCGCTCGCGGATTGACAGCAGACCGACTTGCGTAAGCCACTTGATTGCCGCCTGAACGGTGCGCTCGCCCAGGCACGTCCGCTGGGCAATACGAGCCACCGACGGCCAGCACACGCCCTCATCGTTAGCGTTGTCGGCCAACGAGATCAGGACAGCCTTTTGCGGCCCGCTCATGCCTTGCAACGGCCAGCAGGCGCTCATGATGATGGTGCTCAATTACTCTGCTCCAGCTGATACGCGGCCCAAACACTCGCGATCCACTGCACGCCTTTGGCGGTAAACCGCGCTTGAGCGAATGCGTGTCCGTTGGTTTCACTGGTGCCGGTTTTGAGTTCGAAACGTTTGGCGGCCTGGTGCTGGCTGCATGGGGTAAGGACGCCACCGAGGTAGTACATGACGCCCTTGTCCAGCAGCATCTGGCGGAACTGGCGCTCTTTGGCGTTCAACAGCTTGGCGACCTGGCGGAAGCTCATCGAGCCTGCTGCCTCGACGTATTGGTCGACGAACGCCACTTTGGGGGCAGCAATACGCAATTCTTGCGCTGCTGCCTGCTGCAATTCGAATTGCTCAGCCCACGCCCGGGCCGCAGCTGCAGGGTTTGAGAAGTCGGGAAGCGCTGGCATGTTCTGCGATTCGAGTTCGGCCCAACGGTCAACAAGCGCGGCAGTAAACTCGGGGGAAAGCTGAGCGACGATCACGAAACTATCGCGCTTGCAGACTTGGTATTCAGTGGCTGATCGGCCAAGCCCGTCGAGGTATTCCACCGCTGGTGGAACACTTACCGTCCGGCGCTCGGCAAGGCGTTCGATGGTTCGCTTCACGCTGTCATGGCGCGAACCAACCAAGTCGGCGATCTCGCGAGAAGACATAACCTGACGCGACATATTTCTTACCCCTGCCAAAACTGACGAATCAGGCGGGCTCTTGCTCTGGGTGGACGTGGTGTGCATAATCTGACCTCACAAGTGTTGTTGAAGAAGCCGGGCCGCAATCCCGGCTTTTTTGTGCCTGCGATTCAGGCGACCTTTACCGACGCCTTGAGCGTTGCCAGCGCTTCTTCGGCGTGGGCAATCTCTTTCAGAATTCGAGCGCGCTCGACCTGATCAACTCGACCGTCCAGCATCGCTGTGGTGGTTTCGACCGTGACCTCGGCAAACTCAAACGCTGCCCGGCCCAGCGCCTGGTGCACATCGATAGCTGCTGGCTGCACCAACGGCACGATCGCGTAGCCGAACTCGCCCGCCAGCGCTTCAAGCGGGCGCATGTCGTTCGTGTGCAGCAGTAGCGCGTAGAGGTGTTTCACGTTGAACCAGTGCTTGTCGTAGTTCGCATTTGCTCGCTGGAGCAGGCTGACGGGGGGCATGCCCATCAACGTCGCGAGGTTCTTGGTGTCCGCTTCGTCTACAACCGCGTCACACGCCTTCAGAAAATCCTGCATCCCTAAAACCTCAAATTTGTTTAAGTGGCTCACTGCCAGCACGCGTTGCAAAATGTTTCTACCGGATCAGCTGGCAACGGCCGAATGAGACTGTTCTTCTTTCGGATAAAGATCGGGACGCAGCTCGTGTCGGGTTACTTGGCCAGCGACGGCGCGCTCGAAAGGGATCACGAGATCCGCTGGAACGCGCTGATTGCGATGAACGCATTGCCAGATACGTGGCTGACTCGTGTTACAGCGGCGGGCTAGCTCTGCTTGACCACCGGCCAAACGAACCACTTTTTCGACGGGTCTTTCTTTCTTCGGCATGTTCGTGCCCCTATGAGTCATACACGGAATGATAACTCAAGTTATGAACAAGGCAAACACATGTTATTTGAGTACCAATAACCTGTGTTTTACCCTTCGGGGCATGAATACGAAGCTCGAAACGCTCAAAGATCGAATACTGGGTAGGCGGACGGAACTGCAACTGAGTCAGGCGCAGCTGGCCGAGCGCGCGGGCGTCAGCCAAGTAACAATCCAACACCTTGAAAGCGGCCGGAATGCCACCTCTAAGAAGATGGTGGATATAGGTCGCGCCTTAGGCGTGACGGCGGAATGGTTGACGACGGGCGAGAATGGCCGAGCACACCACTCGAAACCTGCGGCTGACCAATCCAACGTTGAGCCCGGCCCCCCCATCACCACAGCCGCTCGAAAGATCGACATCATGGGCACTGCCCAGATGGGCCCGGACGGTCATTGGGTGGGACTTGAGGACGCCGGCGGCTGGGTTGAGACCTGGTCTCGCGATGCCGATGCCTACGCCCTACTCCTTCGCGGAGACTCGATGGCGCCAGCGATCCGGAGCGGCTGGGTTGCCGTGTGCGAGCCAAATCACAGGCTCGTGCCAGGCGAATACGTGATGGTTACGACAGTCGATGAGCAGAGCATGGTCAAGGAGCTGCTGTTTCAGAACGATGAGGGCGTGAGCCTGATGTCGATCAACTCTGCGTACGAGCGGGTGACGATCCCATGGACGAAGATACAGACGATCCACTATGTAGGTGCCATTCTCGGGCCTAGCAAAGTACTGGGCAGAATTTAGCTAGCAGGCGGAATCCACGCCTGGCTACCAAACGGCAAAGCGCTACGAGCATGGAAGGTCACTAATGCCTTTGAGCATTACAGCTGTAGAGATAATCAGACAAAGCCAGCAAGGTTATTCGATCAAGCCTTTTATCGTCCGAGGCGACGACGGGTTTACCTATTTCGTGAAGGGACTAGCTAAGGCTGGCGGTCCCGCCCTCATCTCGGAGGTATTAGGTGCAGAGCTGGGCGGAATGTTAGGCCTTCCGATACCACCTTGGGGTTTGATGCATATCCCAGAGGAGCTGATAGCGTTTAGTGCAATTCCCAATGTCGGAGATCTGAGAGGCGGGACAGCATTTGCCTCACGAGCAGTCGAAAACGCCTCTGACTTTGTGCTTAGCCATATCGACCGAACACCTATCGAACTGCGCCGCCGGGTTTTGCTATTCGACTGGTGGGTCCGAAATGGCGATCGCTGCTTAGGTGAGCGTGGTGGCAACGTCAACCTGATCCTCGACGCGAGGGGAGAATTGGGCGTTATTGATCACAACCTCGCATTTGACCGAGCCTTTGACTGCGACGATTTTATCGAGGGGCACGTTTTCCGAGAGTGCAGGTCCTTCTTTAGGGACTATGTTGTTCGTCAGGAATACGTCCAAATGCTTGGCGAGACCCTGGAAATATGGGATACGATCACGGCCCTTTTACCTGAAGACTGGCTATATCGGGACGCCGACAATATTGACCTCACCGAGCCTACCGTGGCTGAAAGGCTAGCGATGCTGGAAGTGTTCAAGGAAGAGCGGTTCTGGGGAGCATTATGAAATATATCTGTAACTACTCGATTTTGCGGTTTTTGCCTTACCCAGAAACAGGCGAGTTTGTGAACATTGGCATCGTTCTAGTTGCCAATAACGGCGACTTTCGCTTCAAAATCGAGAAAAAAAGGCAGCGCATCACCAATTTCTTCCCGAGCCTTGACTCGAAAATTCTGATTCGCGCGCGAAATGAAGTAGAGCGTGAGCTTGATCGCTTAAGCGGCTTTTTCACCGCTAACCGGGACGACGTCACGACGTTGCTGGGCGCGTTTCAGCATCTCACTCATCCTCGTGAGACGATGATGAGGTTCAGCGATCCTGGCACTCTCGCGACTGACAACTCGAACGATGCGCTAACCAGGCTTTTCGATCACTACGTCAACCATAGTTTTGCCACGAAGGAATACCAGGAAACTCAACTTGAACGCCAGTTGGGTAAACTGCTGACGTCATACAACCTCAAGCAGCGGTATACGGAGCAAAAACTTGGTACCGCGGACTATCCGGTTAAATTCCCGTTCGTCATGATGCTGGGAGCCTCACCAATCCAAGCGCTTAAGCCTCTCCACTTGGGTCACGACGAGTCTTCAAAGATCATCGAGCATGGGGACGCATGGATCTCGAAGATGAGACGCTTGAACTCCGCCGGTCAATTGGCGCAGGACACGCTTTTTGTTGCAGGTCCTCCAGAGCAAGGCAAACCGAAGCTCCTCAAGGCGTACCGGGAGATCTGCGAAGAGCTCAAGCAATTCCCTGGCGTAAGGGTCACTAGCACTGCGGAAAGCCGCTCGACTCTGCTCCATCAGATTCAGATAGGTCTTCCTGATACTGTCCACTGAATCAAATGAAGCCCGCGAAAGCGGGCTTTTTTGTGCCTGCGATTGAGAAGAGCACATTTGTACTCCATCCGTATTGCGAAATTTTCCTCTCTGAAATACTGTATGCGCATACAGTAAACGGAGGTACACATGGCAAAGGCAAACTCGATTCCACCAGCAGCTCAGACCACTTACGGCATGCTCGGCATGCGCGTCCAGGCGATCATCAACTCTCCCAAAGCGCAGAAAGCCAAGGCCGCGCTGCTGGAGCGATTACCTACGGACAGGCCTGAGGATTGGGATCAACTGCTGGACGAGATTGCCGAGAATGACCATGTGACCATTGCTCACCGTGACGACGGTCATGTTCAGGTCTTCTGGACCGTACCGAAGGAAGACTGAAAATTCGATTCCCTCTTTGCCCGCTACGTGCGGGTTTTTTTACGCCTCCTCAAAAATAAATAACCTTGGTTATTGACACAAAACAAACCTAGGTTATGATCATTTCCATAACTTGAGTTATCAGATCCCAAGCAAGCGGTACCGCTCTTTAAAAACCAGCGCAACAAACCATCAGGTGGGAAAGGTAGCTAGCACGCTCATAGGCAGGAGCCTCCCTAAGCGTTGCCGTATCAACCTCGGATCTTGATGGGAACGCGATCTGCACTCTGAGCCGTACGACATTCGGCGGTGCGGCGGGCAGATCGACATTCAGAGAAATGGACCAGGCTGACGCCAGTAGCGTGCCTGGTTATTTGCGACGCCCAAAACCAGGCGCCCCGCCCTTGAGGATAGTGATTTCAGAAAAGTCATCACGCTTCCGAGGGTGAATGCCAAGGTCGACATCACGGGAACGGTCTTTGCACCTCTGGCACATCACAGGATTCAAAAAGAACTCTGGATCCGCCTTCGCAGGCTTCCCGCATTCGTGGCATGGCCTGATTTTCTGGCTCAGCGCGAACTTAGCCGACTCATCAGCCGCTCTTGCCACCGCCCTGGACCGCGCTTTGAGTTCATTGCGAGCTCTGCGCTTCTTTTCCTTGGCCTCCTCTCTTTCAGCCTTCGCGTTGATTTTGATGAACGCCTTGCGCAGTTGCTCGGTAACCCAATCAGTAGCCATTTCCCATTCCCTTGAGCGGTTGTCTCGATGGTACATCGTGGCATCGATCGCACAACACCACAGGAGGAATCAGGCAATGAAGTAGTCAGACCAGCCGGAACACGGACCGGCAACCCACGACGGACTGCCCACCCCAACGGGCCGCCGAGCTGCAGTTGGCAGTCGTGAAGCGAACACCTAACCCCATGACCACGAAGCTGAAGCCGAAATACGCAACGTGAACAGGGAAGCTCAAGGCCGAACAAATCGGAGCGCGAAGCCATCGGCGGCGTAGCGCGAACAGGTTTCACTGGCTGGCCTTGGATGCTCAGGGCCAGACGGGAAATCAACCGGAGGTATGACCGTGAACAAAGAAGAAATTTACGACAGCCAGATCAGCCCACTGATGGCGCAAATCATCGCAATCACGAAAGAGCATGGCATCGCGTGGATCGCCAGCTTCGACATCGCACATGACGGCGAAGGCCCCAATGGAGAGGACTGCTCCAGCCTGGTGTGCAGCACTCACCTTCCTGATGGCGAGGCCAAGCTGAACGACCGATTCAGCCGCGCGCAACACGCCATCAGCCAGGGCTACAGCTCGCACAGCTCGCCACTAATGCACTTGACCACGGTCAGCCCGGACGGCTCCAAAACGCTGACGGCATTCATTTGATTTCACTGATGCAGCTTGCCCGCAGGCTGCATTGGGAAATCCCCCAACCCGAGGAACACCCATGAAATCCAAAGCGTTAATGCTGGCCGTGCTGCTGAGTGTTTCAGCCGTCGCCAGCGCGGCTCCGCCGACCCTGCGTTTCTGCACCGGCGGCGAAGGCGGCTTCTACGAAAGCCTCGGCACCAGCATCGGCAACACGATCGCCAAGCAGGACGGCGGCGAGGTGAAGGTGATCAATACCGGCGGCAGCGTCGAGAATGCTGAAAAGCTGAAGGATGGGGTGTGCGATATCGCCGTCATCCAGAACGACGCGGTGATCAGCTTGCCGATGCCCGCCGATCTCAAGGTCAGCGACGCTCACACCGAGGTGATCTACTGGCTGCACGGCAAGGCCGGCGTCGATGACTTCGGCAAGATGGAAAAGGACAGCGTGGCAGCGAAATACGCGTTCGCCGCGGTGTCTGGCTCAGGCGCGCTGGTCACTGTGCGCAACTGGATTAAGACCGATAAGGACTACGAAGGTGCGCGCATTGTCGAGTTTGACGACTGGTACAGCGCTGCTGAGGCAGTCGCCCAGGGGTACGTAACGAAGGCAGGCGTGCGTATCGAAATCGCGGGCATGTTGTACATCGGCCGGACTGGGAAAATCCCCAGCGACATCACAGCCGACTTCAGCAAGCAAATTCTGATCGGCGAGGTGAACGACAACTCATTCGAAGACGCCAAGGATGCCAACAACAACCCGCTGTACACACACTGCGCCGTCGACAAAGAGGGCCAGAGCGGACTCGAAACATCGACCATGGGTAAGCCAGACACCTACTGCCTGCGCGCTCAGATCGTGTTCAACAACGACTATCTGAAGAGCATGCAGCCTGACGAAGCCAAGAAGGTTCGCCGCGCGGTCGACAAGGGGATCAACAGCGTTGTGAAGGTGGTGCGGTGATCAGCCGCCTACTTGCCGTTCTCCTGCTCGGCTTCGTTCTTCTCGTCGCCGCAAGCGCTATCCACATCATATCCATGGCCTACCTGGTCGGCGTTCTGTCTGGCCTGCTCCTGGGCATGGTGATGTGGTTCCGGTTCAGCCGGTGACTCTGCGCGCCTCGCAAGAGGCCGCATTGGCAGAAGCCAGGCCACCGTCGTTGGTGGGTTGGTCGCCCTCGCCTGGCCTCTGACCAATGCGTCTGCTGTAAGCCAGTAACTTACAACGCACAGAACCGCGCGGATGAGCACATACCAGTTTCGGCTGGCCCCCTGCGTAAACAACCATCCGGGATTTCCGGAGGGTTCACCCTCACACGGAGGATTTGCAGCCATGTACACGACAGCTACCGGGCCCTGCCACATGCAGCGCCAGGCGAATGGTTCACGTACGGAGGCGTACTGAACCCTGGATGAAAGAAAAGCCCGGTTTCGACTGGGCTTTTTTTCGAACCGCGTTTACCCGCCAGCACTCTCCCCTGCGCCCAACGGCGAATAGCAGGCGGTCAGAGTGCTGACGAGTACACGCAACCATCTGAGGAAAGGACATGAATCAGACCATTCAACAACAGCGCGCCATTCTCGATGTGCTGCTCCAGCGCACCGCTGCGGCCCGCTCTGAATTCAACGCAAAGCCGCGCTTCGTGGTCATCCCGCACCAGAACAACCTGTTCGGCGTCGTCGACAGACAGACCGGCGTCGAGCGTGCAGAGGTCGCGGGCCACAACAGCGCCTGCCAAGCCGCTCAGAGCTTCGAGAACGAGGCGGACTTCACCCAGGCTGCGCAAGTAACCGTAGGCAACTTCGCACGGTTGATGCTGCGCTGGACGGCTGCCTTCACCGCGATCCTTGCTTGCTTCGTCGCGCTTGGGCATGTGTCGTGAATTTCTCACCGCAGGCTGATCCCCGCAAAAAGATCATCGAGGACCTTCGCGCCCAGATTGACCACTTCATGGCAACCGGTAAGAAGATCCAACCGCTCGAATCGTTCCCAGAGCAGCGACCGCCAGCAGCTCGCAGCACTTACATCGACCCCGAAACGGTACTAAAGCGGAAGCGCCCGCGGCTGAATCCGGCCGAGCGAACGCAGATACGCCGGATCACGGAGGCGATATGAGCAAGCGCAAGCCCTGCAACCGGAAAGCCCAGGTTGCTCGCAGTCTTCGTTCGCTCCTGAGCACCAACCATGCCGCCGTGATCAACATTGATCCAAGCGGCCTGCAGATCATGGTCAGCTGGAAGAACGGCAAGCAGATCCGCGCGGTACAGGTTGCCGAGGCTCTGTGCGATATCCCACACCGCTGGACGATCTACATCGCCGGCATCTGCGTACGTCAAGACGGCGCCCAATACATCAAGTCAATCGACATAAGGCCGGACGGAATTCACCGAGCAGCAAGCCTGACCGACGTCGTCGAGCACTTCTACAACGAGGTGAAGGACGAATGTAATCCGAACCACCGCGTGGGTATGGGATGGCTGGCGGTGCCAGGCATTGTGCCAATACCGGAAGCGCAGCTCTCCGCCCTATTCGCCTCTGTCGGCGCCTGGAACCAAGTGAAGGTGGCCGCTTGAAACGAGTCTTCAAATCTCCGCAACAGCGAAAACGTAATCCTCAACACAAACTCCCACCAAGCGGGCTGCAGCCCATCTCGGAGAAAGCACCATGCCCACCCCTACGGATACCACCGAGTTCTTCGAAGAGCTGAACGGTGGCGCCTTCGCCAGCCAGATCGGCCACGCCCTGTCGGAGGTCGCCGCCGGCGTCGTCGATCACGGTAAGGCAGGGAAGCTGGTCATCACCCTGGACTTCAGCCAGATCGGTGAATCCCACCAGGTGAAGATCAAGCACAAGCTTGATTACAAGGTGCCGACCAAGCGCGGCACGCGTAGCGAGAACACCAGCCTCGACACGCCAATGCATGTCGGTACCGGCGGAAAAATCTCGCTGTTCCAGGAGAAGCACGACCAGCTGTTCACGCGTGACGAAGCTCCTATCAAGCCGCGCGACTGACCTACCCGCCGCACTCCCTCCCCTCACGAAGAGAACTGACGAATGTCACTGACCAAAGAAGCGATCCAACTCATCACCGACACCGCGCTTGAAGCCACCGGCAAGTCGCTGCCAACCTTCACGCCCACCGCCGTTTTGCCAGAAGGCGCAAAAGTGCTCGATCTGGAGAAATACCAGGCCGGCCGCAGCCGCTTCCGTGGCACCTACTCCACTCACGCATTGGCCGATTTCAGTGCTTACGTGGCGGACCGCGCGGAAGCTGGCGCACGCGGATTCATCAATCAGGACGAAATGAGCTGCGTGCTTTTGTTCAACCTCGGCACTACTGAAGAGCCTGGCCACGCTGACGACCGCGCAGTGCTGAAGCTGAAGGCAACAGCAGGCTACACCGCCGCACAGCAGGTTGCAGGCAACCGCCTTGCTCAGAAAGACCTGAGCGACTGGATCGAGGACTGGCACCAATACCTGACACCGGTAGATGACGAAGGCAAGGCCATCCCTGTCGCCAAAGCCATCGCGGCAGTGCGCACCATCACGGTGAAAGCAACCAGCGAATCGGAAACCACCGTTGGCGACACCAGCGCCAGCCGCAGCGCTATGGATCAAATCGAGGCGCGCAGCAAAGAAACCCTGCCAGCAGCGCTGCTGTTCAACACCATTCCGTTTGAAGGTCTGGTCGAGCAGCAGATCACCCTACGCCTGTCGGTGATCACGAGCGGACCGGTGCCGGTACTGAAACTGCGCTGGGTGGGTGAAGAGGTGCAGCGCGAGGCAATTGCCCAAGAGTTCAAGGCAGTGCTGGAAGAGAAGATCGGTGCTGCCGCAAGGTTGTCCCTGGGAAGTTTCACTGCGTAAATCGAAGAATTTCGCGCCACTTGGTTACGATTTCGCAACTCGTGGCGCGTAAACCGGAGCTGGCTTAGGAGCTTGAGGTGCTTCGGATCACTCTGGAAGACTGATCACTTGTCGTAGCCCTTGCGTAGAACAGACAACAGCTCAGTTCCGTTATCGTGATCGCTAAAGCCTCCAGATCCTTTTCCGCTCATCGTAATCTGCTCGCGATTCGGCATCGCGTCGATAAGCGAGCAGAAAAGATCGATAACGGAATCTAGCAGCTCTGGAAGGTCGTTCTGCTCAATGTTGTGAACGTAGTTCTCGTCACCAAAAACCGCGAGCCTATCGTGATGCGCTATCAGCTTGTTCCGGAAGTCTTTGATTCCCAGGTCCGTAACCCTGTCCTCGATGTCGACGCAATCCTGCAACAGGTCCACGCTGAAATGGTCGCGATATTTGGCCTTGAGGTGCGCGAAGGAAAAGTTCTCTCGCTTCATTGATTCTGGCGGATCGAACATCGCGCAGAGACGGGTTATGACGCTCACGAACATGCAGCGCCTTATGGCCGACAACGTGTCCGGGAATGTTTCATTCACTATGGCAATCGAATCTTGATCGCAAAACATCTGCTCGTACAAAACCGCCTCGCGCCGGATTTCTGTCGAGAATGATAGAAACATTGCGATATCCGTAGCGGCTTCTCGTATGTCGAACATCAATACTCCTTGACCCGGCCCCATGCCGGTCACCACGTATAGCCCACCACCAACCTATTCGCCACCGAACTTTCGGAGGCTTTCGCATGCATGGAGCATTTCTATGAAGGTCGAAACGTCCAATGTCACCAAGCTGTTGATTACCGGCGCCGAAGGGCTCGACCCGATCACGGTGTTTCTCGAAGACCTTGCCCCCTGCAAAGGAAAAATCACGGTGAACTGCTGGGGCAAAAGCTGGACAGCTTACTGGGGCGGCATGTGGGATGGTCTGGCCGTGGGCCAGTTCTTCTGCAAGCTCAATACCGCGTACATCATCGGCTACTTTGACCAGCAGATGAGCGCGCGTCGATTCAGTGGCGATGCTCTGGCAGAGAAGGCAAAGCGCCTGGTGCTTAAAGAGAGGCGCACATTCTGCTATGACCGGGATGAAGCCCGCGAGATGTACGAGGGCGCCGAGGATTTACGCGACTCACCCTCGATTGATCACCTGCATGGCGCTCACAGCGAGCTCATGCACAAACTTTTCGGGGATGAATGGTGGCATCTGAGCAACGACGCCACCGAGCCAAACCCTGATTACGTTCACCTGGAGCGGGTTGTTGTCGCAGTCCAGGCAGCGCTGTCACCTTCTGAATCAGCAGCAGCCTGATCACACCAACGCATCAGCCGCCAGACCTCATCCTTCGCTCTCTCGGTGCTTGGAAATATTGCGATACCCTCCCTGCACCATGCGGCTTAGCTGGTATTCCTCCCGGATCTGCGCAATGAGGTCGGAAATAAACCTGATA